ACAGGTGCGAGGGTTGTAGCTGAGATAAAAAATATTCATTGAGATATTTCATGTGTTGGTACTCGTTCCTTTATTTTAGCACCATCTATCCATAAACGCAATAGCCCAACCTTGTCAGTGTATTCAATGAGACACTTATTGACAATTGGATGCCACTCAATCACTTGGCAAGACACTGGAGTGCCGTTGATATCACATTCAAAATACATATCAATCCTCCTTAATTCTAACTCTCCACATTTCAACAACCTCGTCAAAAAGTCCTCCTTGACATGTTTCCAACCATCCAGGAGCATCAGGATTATAAAATATTACTTTAACTAATTCTTTCTCTGTATCTATTTGATCTATGTCGCATCGTATCCATCCTCTATCAACAGAAGAAAAAAATTCATATGGAAATTTAGTTTCTTTTTTTGTTTCGGGTAATAATTCTTCTGTTTGTGAAATATAATTTTCATAATTTTTATGAAGTTTATTTACATCTGGTTTATCATTCATTGTATTACCATTCCATTGCTTGTGATACTGTGGGAAATTGTTTCTTAAAGATTTCTCTACATTGCTCAGCGATAACCATATGCTCCTTCTGAGTGCCGTGAGCTGAGCGAAGGTTGATGTAGTGTATCCAAGAGCGACAGGATCCAGTCATATAGATGCGTGTAGGGGTCGCTAGGGGGAGCACAAAGCGAGCACATTCTTTTGCTACGCCTTGCTCTAAGAGAAAGTTGTAGGTGTCTTGTGAGTCCTTAAAGAGGTCTCTAATCATCTTATTCATTGCGAATACTTTCTCTTCTTCAAGGTCGTCAGTAGAATTTTGACGGTTCTTTGTGTCTTGCCTACGCAATTCGGGCACAGGAATTTCTGATGCCAAGAGGTTTGTATCAGCATAGCGTTGAGAGAATTCTTGAAAGGTGAAACTTCTATGCCGTAGTATCTGGGCTGCGATACCACGATTAGTTTCAATCTCTAAACTCATATGAGCCTGCTCAAACACAGACCAATGATTATGCTGAATACAATAGCGAAGTAATCCAGCATAGTTTTCGTTGTCTTGGTTACCAGGATTAGAAACTCTGGCAACATATGCCATTGTCTTTTCAGCATCAGGAGTAACAGAAATCATCTTAACATTAGAATGAATTGTCATATTGAGGAGCACCATCAAGGCGGCAGATTTCAGTAACGTTATTTTTTATGTATTGTTTATACTTCTTGATTAATTTATTGACTTCTTTTTGTTTTGTTGTTTTGGTAATTGGCACATTGATTGCATCACCAAAACCTTTTTTGTTTTCCTTTGCATAACCTTGTTGCCATTCAACAGGAAATGGAGGAATGTCCGCCAATTCTTTTCTTCTATCTTCTATTTGTTGTAATCCTTCAGGAGAAACTTCATCCACAAAAGTTGGGTCTGGAATATTCATTCCATCTTTTGTGGTAGTTTCTTCTAGGGAATCTACATTTGTTGATTCTATCACTTCTTGCGCTTCAATATCAATGATTTGATCTGTCATTTATTTTTTACCTCAATATAAGTATATAAGTTTACCAGAATTATTTAAGTATGTCAAGCAACGCTAATGGTAGCGGTAACCGTAACACTATCGCCACTAGTGGTAATATTAAAAGGACCAGAAGAAAATCTTTCAGACGCAATTAAAAGTCCTGATGTATTACCGACTAGATAATACCCATAGATCTGGCCAACGCCTGCAGTAAAAGTAAATACTAGTGGACTAGTAGTTGCTACGCTACCAGCAACAGTCCAATCGGTATTTCCTAAAATTTTTGAAGTATATCCACCGCCAGTTACTTCTGTAAGATCTGCTGCACCTGTAAGAGAATTTGGAGTTGTATTACTACTGTATAATTTTAAAGTGACAGTTTCTGTTGTGGGCTTGAATCCCACTAGATATTTTAAAATATTTTCAGATCCTTTTTCTGATATTTGAATTGTCATATTACCTCCGTTTTTTTTCTTCTTTAGGTTTGTTTCCCCATAGACGAGGATTGATTCTACCCTCAGATTGTTTCCAACCTTTTAAAGTAGATTTATAATTGTCCCAGTAGTAATCAAACAAATCCATTTGTTTATCTGATATAGTTAAATCAAACGCAGGCATTCCATCTAACTCATATTCTACCAAGTAACAATTATATGGTAGAGTTCTATCGTCTGCTTGTTCTGCGTTACAATTTTCATGAATAATTTTTATCAACTGCGATTACCCCATTGAATATTTGGAAAGGTTTCTTGTATAAGAGTTTTAGAAATTCTTGTATATTTTTTTTGTAATGTTTTGTCTTTTACTTCACACAATAATTCGGCTTCGTCAGAATGAAGAGTTTCTAAAAGACCTACAAAAATTTCCTCTCTTTTCATGCTGGTAGCATTCATACCACCTTTAACAAAGTAAGCAAATTTTCTTTGCTCTCCTTCAAGATAGATATGATCTAATCCTTTTTGTGCTGTATTTTTTCTGTAAGGAACTTCTCCAGTTGGAAGTAAAGTCAATACTGACTCATCAAAATTCCAAATAAGAAGACTGCGAAGAGCTTGTGAATCATACTCTTGTAACAGTTTGCTTTTCTCTGCTTTAGTCTTGGCGTTATTTACTTTTTGTAAAATTTCTGTAATTAATAGTTTCATATCAGTTATGATTAAAGGTTGGTTTGTTACTGCGAAAATAATAATCTTGCATCAAATCACTAAGTTGATGCTCTTTAAAATATTCAATTGGTATTTGTTTATCTTGATTATTTAGTGAGACATATTCATCAATAATTTTGCTTTCAATGTCACTAGGAATATAAGATAAATCTATAAGATTTTTATTTCTTTCATAATTATCTACCAATTCTTTACTTGTACAGAAAACAGATGGGTCTTGGGTTGCCCACGTTTCTAAGTTTTTCTTACTTATAGGTTTCTGTCGTTTGTTTGTTACGAATGTGTCATCATCAGATAAAAAATTAGGTATTCCGTCTGACTTATCTCCTTTAATTATATGCTCAAGTATATAAATTTTTGGATTGTCGTGTTTAACTTCTTTCTTTAAGATAGGATTAAACTGTTTAACAAATGGATACCGTTGAAGTTGAATAAAATCTTTGTCACCAGAAAGTATTAGGATATTTTCTAATGGTTTTTCTGCTTTGTGTAGCTTCACATTTTCTATTGCTCGATGTTTAACCAGTGTAGAAATAACATCGTCTGCCTCTGCTCCATAAACTTCAACTACTTTATATGGAAAATAGTTTTTTATCTCATCTCTTATCTTATTCAAGACATCAAAGATAGCATTCCAATCTAACTCGGATGCTTCTCTATCTTTCTTTCTATTTTGTTTATAGTAAGGGAAGGCAGATTTTCTCCAGTAATACCTGCTATCATATGCAAGTACCATCTCCCCATATCGGGGTTTATATTGTTTTTCGTATGAAAGAAGCCCAGTCAAAACCATATGTCTAACTAAATTTTCATTCAATACACTCATTTTCAATTGCATCATCAAATTACTAATCATAATCTGATTCATATCAATAAGAATCATTTAGTCCTCGTCATTGTCATAGTCATCATCCTCATCATCGTTTACAAAAGCAACTCTCAATAATTCATCTCTGTGTAATTCTCCATTTTCATCAAACATTTCTGGATGCAAGATATGTTTTGCATATCCAGCATTCTCATACCACATATCGAAAACATCTTTGACATTCCATACTAGCACACCCCCCAAAATAAAAGATCCTACTGTTAGAAAAAATGCAACAAATAAAAAAGGTAATGATGCTTCCATGAGTCTACTCCTTGAATTTTTACTTTATTTTTTTAATAGCATTCAAATGTAAATTTAAAATACTTTCCAAAAATTGAAAAAGATTTAATAAACACCGTATCAGATTTTTCTAATACATTTACTTCTTTTTTCCCCCGAAGCATTAACTCAACACCTCTATTTATTTCCAGCGGCAGTTGAGTTTTTTTTGTTTTTGCTTCCTGGTTTTCTTCCAGGTTTTTTTTCTGCATAGTATTTCTCGGCGTCTTCTATAATTTTAAACAAATATTCTTTATATTTTCTTGCTCTTGGTTTTCCCATCCAGCCATAAACTTCTCGAAGATCTGCTACATCTGGTCCTCCATCTAAAAACAAATTCAAATGTATAATTTCATCACGAATTTGAGAAACTAAAGGACTGTTTAAGAATGATAAAATTCCTGGTCTTTTTATTTCACTCGATGCTAAGAAAGTATAAAAATTTAACTGATACTTCTGTGAAGTAACTGCCAAATCAATCGCACTGTTTACGATATTATAAATTTCATCGTTAACTTTAGTCATATACTTTTTTTGGTGGTTGCACCAAACCTTTTTCTAGAAACAATTTAGCAGTTTCGACTAAACCACCAATCTCTTTTCCATCAATAACAACTAAAGGATATCCAGCAGCAAGTGGGAATTGCTTTTTAAACATAGCAAAAGAAATATCTTTATCTATAACAACTTCTGTATATTCTACTGCAGCTCTACGAAGTAATTGTTTCATCGTGCTGCAATGACCACATCCAGGATTTGTATATACCACTATTTCCATCGAATACCTCTTTGTAAAATTTGAATTTTGGGTTGCTCTGATTCTAGCGCATTTGCCATATAATTGCAAGCCCTTTCTGGTGCTGTATGATCACCACAGGTAAAAATATCTACCGCTGCATATCCTTTTTCAGGCCACGTATGAATGCTGATATGACTTTCTGCTAACAGACACACAGCAGTGATTCCTTGTGGAGTAAACTCATACTTTACTTCCTCTAACAGAGTAGCGTTTGCGTGTTTAACTGCTCCAGCAAGTGCTTTGCTAATGAATGATGAATCATTTAATAACTCTGGATTACATTCGCACAAATCAGCAATCAAATGCACCCCAAGCACTTCCTGTACCATCAAAATATCCCAAATACCAACGATATTTATTAATATTTAATTTGGAATATAATTTTTTCTCTTATACTTAATAAGCTGGTCGGATTTCTTTATAACCATCCAATCTAAAATTAATTCTCTGCGCTCTTCAGTATAAAAATCTTGAGTTGAATACCAATCTTCCCAGTGATTATGTCCCTTAGATTGATTACACGATTTACAACAAGAAA